GGGATGACTTTTATGTTACAACAATCAACGTAAGTGGAGAAACAACACCTTATGTCTCTAAAGGTTTAAAGTTTCTTACAAATACAGACTGGACAAGATACTATAGAGACAGTGAGAATGCAGATGATGCAGATACTCAAAACCATGGAGAGCCTAGATTTGTAATCAAGTCTCCTGACAATAGAAAGTTTGGATTAAGTCCAATACCTGATAAGGTTTATAATATACACTTTTATGCTTTTGTAAGACCGACTGCGTTATCAGCATATGATGACACAATCACTTTACCAGAGCAGTACAGTAATATAATAACAGCTAGAGTTCGTTATTACATTTGGCAGTTTAAAGAAAGCCCACAACAAGCAGCTTTCGCATTGGATGATTATAAGAAAGGAATGAAGTATATGAAATCTAATCTTATGAATCCAGCTCCAAAGTATATGACAGACGATAGAACTTACTTTTAAAATATGGCACGTTCACAACCATTTACAGTAGCATGTGCTGGAGGTTTAGTAAACTCTGCAAACGCAATAGACTTACTAAGAACTCCCGGAGTAGCTACAGAACTTAGAAACTTTGAAGTCTCTATAGAGGGTGGTTATAGACGTATTAATGGTTATACAAAGTTTGGAACTAATCAACCAACAGGAAGTACTACTGATATATTAGGTGTTATGCCTTATGCAGATGGAGTTGTTGTTTGTGCAGGTACTAACATATACTTTACACAAGATGGAACTACTTACTTACAGATAAATAAACTATCTCATAGTAGTGGTGATAACTACTCAACCTTTACAGGAAAGAGTGTTACAGCTAGAACTGGACAAGGGCAAGTACAATTTGCAATGTTTGAAGGTGCTGCACAAGATTACGGTACAATAATTATAGCTGACGGAGCTAACAGACCTTTTAGTTTTAGAATGGAAGGTACTGGAGCTTTAAGTGCTAGAACTTACTTTACAGAAGAAGTAACAATTACCGGAACTAAACATGCTACTTTTGTAACTTCACATGACCATCACTTAATAGCTGCTGGTGTAGAAGATAACGAAAATACAGTTTACTATAGTGTTTACAATGACCCTTTAGACTTTGGTGGTACTGGAGCAGGAGCTGTAACTATCTCAGACAAAGTTGTAGGAGTTAGAGGTTTCCGTCAAGACTTATTTATATTTTGTGAGAACAGTATTCACAAACTTATAAACATAAACAATAGTCAAACTGTAGCAGTTGTACCTGTTGCAGAGAACGTAGGTTGTTTAAGTGGTTACAGTATTCAAGAGATTGGTGGTGACTTAATCTTCTTAGCACCGGATGGACTAAGAACAGTTGCTGGTACAGCTAGAATTGGTGACGTTGAGTTAGGTACAGTTAGTAAAGCTATACAGCCAACTGTTACAGACTTAGCAAACAATATAAATTTATACACGATTAGTAGTGTAGTATTAAGAGAAAAATCACAATACAGATTATTCTATACAAATACAGGAGCTGATAATACAGCTCAAAGAGGAATCATAGGCACATTAAGACCTGATGGATTTCAGTGGTCAGAGACTAGAGGAATAGAAGTAACAGCTATAGGTTCAGGATTTAACACAGACGGTATAGAGAAGTACTATCATGGAGATACAGACGGATATATTTATTCTCATGATACAGGAAATAACTTTGACGGTAACGAAGTTTTAGCAAGATATGAAACACCTAATTATGATTATGGTGATTTAGGAACTTTAAAAACTTTACACTATCTTAGAGTTTCTGCAAGTGCTGAAGGAGTTGTAGAACCAAACGTACAAGTTAGATTTGACTATAGTAGTACAGACATACCACAACCAGCAGATTTATTTGACTTAGGAATCATAGACCCTCCTTCTAAGTTTAGTGATGCTGTATTTGGTACTAACGTATTTGGTGGAGCTTCTAATCCGTTGATAAGAGTTCCGTTACAAGGAAGTGGAACAAGTAATAATTTTACAGTAATTAGTGAGGATACAAAAGCACCATATACAATTAATGGGTTTTATGTAGACTATATACCTTCAGGCAGGAGATAAAAACAAATGGCAATAACAAAAGTAACAAGAACTCTTTTAAGTACGGGTATTGTAGATAATAGTAATGCTACAGCTATAACAATTGATAGTAGTGAGAATGTTGGAATTGGAACGACTAGTCCTACAGAAGCCTTATCAATATCATCTAATGATGGTCTTGTGTCTACAACCTCAACGGCTTCTAAAACAGCAGGTGTATTAACAGGTGGATATTTAATTTATTCAGGTGATGGTTCAGGTGCTGGTGATGGTAACAGAGCAGGTATACAATCTTTTTCTACAAATTCAGTTGGTAGTACTTATGATTTAAGATTTTACACATCAAATGGTTCAACAAATTTAGTTGAGGGAATGAGAATAGATAGTTCAGGCAATGTTGGAATTGGAGACACTTCACCTGACCAAAAACTTCATGTAAATTCAGGTTCATCAAATGTTGTAGCTAAGTTTGAAAGTACAGATTCTATAGCTGTTATACAGCTTAAAGATAATAATGGCGAAGCAGAAATAGGAGCTATTGGAAACGATATAGGCTTTTATCCAGCAGGTGCTGAACGCATGAGAATAGCTAGTAATGGGCAAGTACTTTTAACAGCAGCACATCCCTCTATCCAATTTACAGATTCAAGCGATAATAGTGATGCCTATATACAAGCTGATGGTGGAACACTGAAATTTTTTGCTGATGATAACAATGAAGTAGGTAGTTCATTACAATCTTTTCATATTGATGGCAGCGAAAAAATGAGAATAGACTCTTCAGGCAACTTGTTGGTGGGTAAGACTTCAGCAAGTATAACAACTGCTGGAGCAGAATTAAGACCTAATGGACAAGTGTTTGCAACGCAAAGTGGTAATTACCCTCTATTATTAAATAGAACTACATCTGATGGCGATATTATTCAATTACGCAAAGACAACACAACAGTTGGAAGTATTGGTGCTACTTCAGGTGTTCTTACAATAGGTAATAATAATTCAGGTGGCATAATATTTGGATATAGTGGCTCACATACATTTATAGAGCCTTCTAATACTTCAGGAGCTTCAGTAGATGATGGAGCAACTCTAGGTTCAAGTAGTAAAAGATTTAAAGACCTCTACCTTTCAGGCATTGCTAATATAGGCACTTACTTAAGATTTGGTGGAGCAAGTAATTATTATATACATTCCGACAATGCTAACTACTTAAGGTTTGGTACTGCTGGTTCAGAACGCATGAGAATAAGTGCCAGTGGAAGACTTTTAGTAGGGGGCAGTACTGACAGAGGTGGTAATATTTGTGTAGGTGGCACAAGCACTACAGCTAGAGTAATACCACAATCAGATAATGTTGGCTATGTGGGACAGTCAGATTTTAGATGGCAGGCGATTTATGCTGTTAGTGGCTCTATACAAACCTCTGACGAAAGAGAGAAAACAGAAATTAAAGAAACTACTTTAGGTCTTGATTTTATAAAAGACTTAAAACCAGTAAGCTATAAATGGATTGATGGAGAACAACAAAACAAAGGTAAAGATGAAAGAGAACATCAAGGTTTAATAGCACAACAAGTAGCTGAAACAGTTGAAAAACATGGTGTAAATAAAAATGATTTTGGTGGTTTAGATATACAAAAAACAGAAAAGTATGATGACTTTTATGGTATGTCTTATGACCAACTTATAGCTCCACTCATTAAAGCTATACAAGAACAACAAACAATTATAGACGATTTAAAAACTAGAATAGAAACATTGGAGAACGTATAATGGCAGGATATACAAGACAAAGTACTTTTGCAGATGGAGATACAATTACTGCTGCTTTATTCAATAACGAATATAACCAATTAGTAAACGCATTTAGTAACACATCTGGTCACAGCCATGATGGTACAGCAGCTAGTGGACCAGTTATAGGATTAATTGGTGACGCTGGTGAAACTTCTCCAAACAACAAAGTCTTAATAGACACAACAAACAACTACATAGAATTTTATGTTGAAGTATCTTCAGCACCTGTACAACAACTATACATAGCTGATGGAGCTATCATACCGGTAACAGATAGTGATATAGATTTAGGTACAACAAGTTTAAGATTCAAAGATACATATACAGATACAATCACAACTACAGGTAATGTAGCAGTAGGTGGTAATCTAACAGTCACAGGTACTACAACTTTTAACGGTGGTACAATCACTATGGGTGATGCAGCTACTGATAACGTAGTCTTTGG